TTATGGGAGTGTAATTTTGAGCCATGGTAGTAGGGGTGGAATAACTCCAATAAGCCTTAATAGTCCTTCGGCAAATAAAGCGAGAACTAACCAACCAACGCACATAGAAATAATGGAAGCATTTCTATTGTGCCTTCGTATAGCAGCATCAATCATCTCCTGGACTTCAGTTCTTGTAATAAATTCTTCTTGCTCATGCATCATTTTTCATCTCCAAGAAACTTTGCAAGTGGGTCAACTTTAGTTTTCACTATTGCACAAGCTCTTTTGTAAAACATATTGTTTGTATTGCCAGACTGTTCAAAGATTTCCTTTATCTTCACCCAATTGTCGTAGGTGCGTTGATCCATAGAGTTAAGATTGAATACTATGAATAATACTAGTTATATTACTCAACATCTTCATATAAGAAGTTTGTGTTGATACAAAAATATATATTAAGAGAATATTAATTTTTAACGAATTTCAAAATCTAACTTTCTAATTTTTCGATTTCTTCTTGCTTCTTGGTACAGTAAATCCTCTTTTGTTAGAACATTTTTAGAGTCTTTAGATTTATTCAAACTAATTATTTCTACTAGAGAAAGGTCTACTGCACTGATTTTTTCATTTGTAATTGTAGTCAAATTAGCACATCCACAACACTTTGTTTGTGTTGAATGAGCTTCCAACTCTGTATTACAATTTTTGCATCTTACTTTTAACATTTCTTTATTCTATGTAACAACAATAATCGGACAACGAGGATCGAACTCGTGATTTCAACTTGGAAGGATGACGTGTTACCTCTACACTATGTCCGCAATAATAATTAACAAGGGGGGAGAATCTACAACAAACTCCCCCACTATATTCAGTTTGTCAAACTTCTACCGTAATCAGTTTGTTAGCATATTCATTGGCATAATATGTACGTGAACCATGAATACCCCAACCAATCCAACTGTACGCATAGTCCATGTAACGATTGATAGATTTTCCAGGAGTTTTCATTCTATCTTCAATTCGTTTCCATTGAACTTCATTGGTCAGATAACGAAGTTGCGTATCGAGAGTTGATGGAGAACCACCATATCTCTTAGCAAAATCACCCAATCCATAATAACGATTGGCAGATGTCCATTGAATCAGACCATAACCACGTCCGCAGTGATGGTACTGAGTCTTACTACCACCTTCACAAATATTAGGCACGAACATAGATTCCTGCTTAATATTCCCTAGGATGGTAGCTAGGGCGTTTCTGTCTTTGATTCCTTGCTGTTGAAAATAATCTACAGCAAGTTGTTCATGTTCTGAACACCCTTTACAAATTAGCCTTTTCTCTTTTGGCTTTTCGGGAGCAACCTCTCGGATTGCTGTCTTCTTTTCATCTACAAGATTCATTTCTTTAATCTCATTCAAGGATATTTTTTGCTCCACTGGTGGAGGTGATCCTTGCATCTTGTAGTTGACGAATGGCAGTGTTGCCGCATTGGTTGTAACCGTTGCCAGAAGAGGCAGGGCTACAGTAAAGATGTTTTGCATTAAAATTAATTGAACTCTACATCCGTATAGAGAAAGCGCACTTCCCCTTTCTCAAGGGGCAATCTCCACGGCTCTAATTTCACTTCAAAATCTCATAATATATTTCATTATAAGTGATTATTTATTTTGACTTAAAAATCGCAAAAATAACCACTTATATACCCAAGAGAAATTACTTCAAGATTTTCTTTTTGAATTACCCAATCTCGAATCTCACTATAGACACTTTCAGCATCTTTAATTCGACCCTCATCACACAATTCGTGCATACGATTAATATGCTGCTCAATTAGTGTGTTGCAAACTTTTTTAACTTTTAGGTCATTCATTAAAGTAATCCTTCCGATAGTATCTTCCTAGGACATTAGAATTATAATACGCAGGAGTCCCATCGTCAAGTGCCTCAGTCAAGACGTTATTTACAAAGAGTTGTCTGGTTTCTTCATAGTTGCATTTTCCTTTTGTCTTATGGAGGCTAAGTATTCTTCTGTCACAGGATGCTTTTCCCCAAGTGTTAACATCTGCTTTAAGTTCTGGACAGGATCCGTAATACTTTTTCCAATCAGACTCTGACTTAACTTTTCTAGATTTTCCTGTTGGTTTGCGGAAACTCCAGAAATACTTTCGACCAATATAACTACGACCAGTTTGACGGCAATGTATGAAATATACAAAACCAAAATAATCTTGAATATCAGAAGACTCAAAAATTTCCCCATTGTAGATCCAGGGATTCTCATAACTCATAACCATTAGTTTACTTTGAGCTATTTAGAACCTAGAATAATCTTGAAACTCCACAGAGTTATTTTACTCATAAAAAAACACCCCCGTCAAGAGGGTGTAGAATTTTGTTGGGATTTAAAAATCAACGACCGAAATTTGGTCCAGGATTTCTATTTTTATTTTCAAGATTTTTAGCACCTTGCTGCATAACTTGAGAACGAGTTTGACCTCCCCTTTCTGCTGCAGATCCACCACCTGCACCATAGGTTGTTAATCTACCACTATCATTGCGACTTGCTGGTTTTGCAAATGGTGAAGATGCAGTTGGTCCTGGTTTTGGAGTTGGTTTTGCTGACTGCATCTGTGCTGCTCTGCTTGCACGAGCCTTATCTCTCAATCCACCAAACCACTCTCCAGGTGCTTCAAGAAGAATTTCTTCCAACCATTTATCACTCATATTTTCAATGATTACATTTGCATCATTTAGAGTTTCTGCAAAGTTGTTCTCTAGAAGATACGATACTACAATCTCATAAATTTGATACTCTTCACCCAGTTGCTTCTTCTCTTTTGGTGTTAAAGTTCCAGCAGACATTGCAGAACTTCTTGCTGATTGTAGGTCTCTATCAGAACCTTCAACCTTAGCAGCATAACCTCTAAGACTTACTCTAGGTTTATCTCTTACTGAACCTCTTCTTGATGATGCAAGACCTCTTAAAGTTCTACTTTGATTCTCTTCTCTCTTCTTTCTATCCTCTGAAGACTCATCACGTTTGTGCTTGATATAGGGACGGGCAGCACCTCTTTCTGCTGCTTCGATGGTCTTATCTACACTACCAGAACGTTTGAATGCTTTGGAACGTGCTGCAAGTTCCTTACGGGTTGCAATCTCACCTTCTTTACCAAGTTCCTTACGCATTCTAGTTGCTTCATCTAGTTCATACTCTTCATTGTATTCTTTGTTTTTAACTGCTGCGATTGCTTCTGCTCTTGACATTCCAGATGCAATCATTCTTGCAATTCTTACATCTGCAAAGTCATTATCACCATCTTGGTCTTGGTCTTTTTTCTTTCCTTCATAGATTGAGGAATATAAGTTCGAAACATCCTTGATTGTTGACATAGTTCCCCATTCGAATGAACTCATCACCGCACCTGGTTTTTTGATTGGTGACGTTGAAGGTGTTGGTTTTGCTTGCTGTGCTTGTTGTGCTGCAAGAGCACTACCAGCAGGTGCTGGTTTATTTAGTACTTCTGGTTTATTTGCTGCTTCTACATCCTTTCTAACACTTGTAATATTAGCACCAGTTACATTTGCACCTTGCTGTCTCATTTGAGATGCCTTCTGCATGTCCCTCAACTCTGCAGCTTGCTGAGACATCTTACTTTGTCCCGTTCCTTTCTGAGTTCCATCAGAATTTACTTTTGCAGCAAGTTTTGGATTTGCTGCTGCCCAGGTTGCTTTTCCTGTTGCTTCTGCTCCTTTTATATCTCCAGACTTAATCTGAGACTTATAAACATCAAGTCCACCTTTGATTTTTTGTGCAGTTGTTGCATTCGCAGGTGACGATGTTCCTGGTTTTGCAGGTTTAACAGAAGTTGGTTTTGCCCCAAGAGCAGTAGCAGCAGTTGGACCTGCTAGATTTCTAGCAGTTGCCTGAAGACCTAATCTATTTGCAGTCTCTCTACTTCTAGCAAATATATCTGGTTTTGATGTTGTCGGTTTTGCCTTTTCTGGTCCTGCTGGTTTGTTATCACCTGGACCATCCCAAAGTGGTTCGTCTCTCAAAGGAGCTTCATTAATAATACTTTCATATAAATTTTTAACCGCACCAAAATCTTCCTTATTCATCTTACCGAGGGTAGTAAAAAGTACTCTTTATAAATATATTTATTCTTTATTTATCCTTAGTACTATTATTAATTAGTACAATCAATTACCCAAGGAGCACAAATTCGCATCTCTCCACCAAGCAGTTTTTGTGCCTCACTGCCATCTGGTGCTTTCTCAACATACTTTGGTTTATATCTTTTATTAGACTCAGCAATGATACGGTCATACTCAGGTGTGACTTCATCAATTGCTCTGGTTACATCTCTCTCAGCCCTACGCTTTACTTGGTTAGGGTCTTGAAGAATAAGTTCATTAAGAATAGTTTGTGGGAAATATTTTCTTTGAATCTCGTCCAGTAAGTCCCATAGTCCATTTTCGGATACTCCTGTGCATTG